CAGATTCTCCATGTCGTAAAATTCCCCGTCCGCGAGTTCGAGGTTGTGGTCATACCCGCCGAACGCCTCCGTCGTCAGCGTCTGCTGCCGCCCGGCGGCCAGCTTCGGATAAAACATCCCGCATCCCTCCTCACAGCCGGAAATACGCCGCTTCGCCCTTCGGCATGTGCGCGCGGTTGTAGGCGTTCTGATATGCCTGATAATACGTGTTGTACTTGGCCGCGGAGTTGTTGTACTTCGTCATCTCGCCGTTGGCGTCGTCGATCTTCATCTCCAGATACCATCGGTAGATCTCGTCATACGGCCACCCGATCAGAAGCGCCGTCCCGTCGAGATCCGCCTCCGGCCCATACCCCGCGAACGCCGGGACCGCCGTCTCATGCGCCGACCAGATCTCATGCCAGACCGCCCCGTCCAGTTCCGACAGCCACCGCAGCTTGTCCGCGCTGCCGTACTGGTTCGGCTTCAGCCGGTCGACCAGCTCGATCGCCTCCCGGATGGTCATGCGCGTCCCCTCCTTCCAGCGCCGGACTTCTCAGCCCGCGGCCATCGCATCTTCGATCCTCTGCGCCGCCTCGAGCTGCCGTCTGGCGTTTTCCAGCACCTCATAGACCGGCTCCGGCACCTCGACCGCCTTTCCGCGCGGCACCTGAAACGTCCGTCCGTTCACGCAGACGAACTCCGACTGCTGCTCCGTGCCGCCCGCGCGCGGCAGCGTGATGCTCTTCATCTCTGCAAATGCGTGTTCCATGCCTTGCTCCTTTCTTCTGCCCGCTCCCGGACCGGCCTGCCGGTCCGGGAGCATCTGCCTCAGTTCGCCTCGTCCTCCGCGGAATACGCGCCGCAGCTCTCCACGCGCACCATGCGGTCCTGATACAGGATCTTCGCCGCGCTGGAGAACTTGTAGCCCAGCGTCGAGAACTGGTTGAGCGGTCCGCCGACCTGACCCTTGTCCTTGATGATCATCTCCATGTTGCCGCCCTCCGGGTCGATCATGCCGTAGGCGTCCTTGCCGAGAAACAGCGTCGCGTACACGCTGTAATACTCCGCGGGCGTGCCATTGGACTCGTCCGCCGCGGTCTTGACCGGGCAGCCCTCGCCGTTGAAGACCTTGGCCTCCGTCGTCTCGATGAAGCGCACGCCGTGCAGCTCGCCGATCTCGCCGGTAAACAGCTCCGTGATCCCCGCGTACTTGTGCGCCTCGACCCACGCGTCCGATGAGCGCAGGTCATAGGCGACCGACGGATGGATGATGGCGACATACTTGCCGTCGATCTTCGGCGCCTTGAGCTTCTTGAGCAGCGTGACGGCCTTGTTGACCTCGTCCGGCGTCAGCTTTGCCGTGGTGTCAAGACCCGCGCGGCTCGTGACCGCCGTGTGCGCGCCGTTCGTGCCGACCTTGTCGCAGTACTGCACGTTCGTACCGGCCACGACCACGTTGCGCACCAGCTTGTCCTGCGTCGTACCGGCCGACGCGCCCAGCTCCTCCGCCGCACCCAGAATGACGTCGTCGATCGCGTGCAGCTCCAGCTGGTCAGACACCGACACATACGTGCCGTACTGCGTGACGGCCTGCGTCACCGCGCTCTGGCCGAACTTCTGCCCCGTCGGGATCACGCCCTCGGTCAGCGCGCCCGCATCCTCGAGCGTATTCCACTTGCGCCACTCCACGGTCTTGCCGCGCCCGGCCGGCAGCACCTGCTTGCGGGCAAACTGCGTGTGGATGAGCTCCGGCCGCGCGTTTTCCAGCAGCTCGGTGTCGTAAAACGTCTTCATCGAAGCCGTCATGCCGCCGCCCTCCGGAAAAGCGGTCGTCTCGCCCGTATAGGCGTTCACATAATTGCCGCCCGCATTCACCAGCGTACCGGCGTCGGCAAACAGCTGCAGATCCATCTCCTGATGCATATCCATTCTCCTTTTCCTCCTCACAGACGGATCGTCTCGCCCCGTCTGGCTCTTGTTTTGAGTTCCTCTCTCGTCTGCCGCGACCAGTGCTCCGGACTTTCGGCGAACGCACCGCCGGCTCCCGGCGTCAGGCCGCTCTCGCGCGGGCGCAGATACCCCGCCTGCATGGCGGCCGTCAGCTCCTCGCGCGCCCGTCTGGCCCCGTAGGCCATCGCGTCCGCCGTCAGCTCGCGCAGATGCGTCAGCTCATAGGCGCTCTTCGCGTCCACGCCGTGCGTGACCAGCCGCAAAAACCGCGGATCCTCCAGCGCCCGGCTCAGCTCCGCCTGCGGATAGACCGCCTGCACCGCGGCAAACTGCGCCTTCAGCCGCGCATAGCCCTGCCGCATCGCCGCCTCGCGCTGCTCCTGCGTCAGCGCCTGCGTGCCCTCCGGCGAAAGCGCCGCCAGCCGCTCCTGCTGCTCCGGCGTGGGTGCCGCCGCGCCGGTCTCCGGCTGCTCCGGCTCTGCGAACGCCTGCAGCCATTCCAGTTTCTCCATCCTTCTCCTCCTTCTGCCCGTCCTCCGGGCCGTCTTCGGGTCTCTGCCTGCTATTTTCAGGACTGTCCTCGTCCATGACCCGCACATATTCCGGATACCGCGCCGCAAGCAGCCGGTACCCCGCGCCGATGGCGGCGAACACCGCCTCCACCCGCGCCCGCTCGCCTTCCCTCGGGCGCGCCGCGATCCGGAAGCTGCCGCACGCCGATTCGATCTCCGGTGCCCGCTGCAGCCCCGCCTCCTCCATCGCCGCCGCCAGCGTGAACGCCAGCATCGACGCCGCCGCGCAGACAATATCGCTGCCGTACCGTGAAAACCCCGCGTGCCCGCGCACCGTCAGCGCAGTCCCGGAAAGCTGTACCGTGATCATTCCGGCTGCGCCGCCTCTGCGGCGCGTTTTCTCGCCTGCCGGACCTGCGCAGGGGCCTTCTCACCCTCCAGCCGCACGTCCGCGCGCATGCCCTGCGCAGAATCTGTCAGCGAGGCGAACAGCTCCGGCTCATACCGCTGCGCGAGCGTCAGCGCCATCCGCTGCCAGAGCGTGTCCTGCGTCCCGCCCCGGATCTTCTGCAGCACCTGCTCCTTGCCGTCAAAATCCATCATGTCGAGGCACGCGAGCGCCTGCTGCTCCATCCCCGGCCGGAAGAACCCCAGCTGGAAAAACTGCAGCGCCAGCTCGTTCTGCGCCAGCTTCGTGTATTCCGTGTGCTTCTGTGTCGTCACCGTCACGTCAAAGACCGGCGTGCGCAGCAGCCCGTCCGCGCCGAGGCTTTGCGCCTTGAGATGCGCATTGCAGTAGGACACATATTCCTCCGCCCCGCCCGCGCCCAGAATGCGGAATTTCCGCGGCAGATCGTAAAACTGCCGGATGCGCTCGATGACCATCCGGATCATCCGCGCGTAGGCCCGGTAGGCCGACCGCGTCGCCGCGCGTGAGCTGCGGCCCGAGGCCTCCTGCAGCGCCGCGATGGCCGAGGCCGCCGTCACGCCCGACGAGACCTGCCCGTTCGTCACGTCCGTGTTGCCGGTCGTCCACTTGAGCTCCTCGATCTTGCTGTTCAGCACCTGCACGCACACCGCCGGCAGCGTGCGCACCTGCACCTGCTGCAGCGAGTCCTGCCCCAGATTCCCGTCCACATGCACGAACGGCTTCGTCCAGTCCGCATACTCCTGCTCGTTGACCGAGCCGTCCGCGCGCCGGAACCACCGGGGCGTGGCCGACATGATCGTGTTTTTCACGATGGCCTGGTCCATCCGGTCGATCTGCTCCTGCGCGCCCTTGCCGATGTCGATGTACCCGTAGCCGCAGATCGAGCCCTCAATGGGGAACAGCCGGTCGAAGATGAACGGATACTCCCCGTCGTCATACAGTCCCCGCTCGCACGCGGGCCCGCGCACCGGCACCTGCACCAGCGTCCGTTCGCCCCGCGCGTCCACCTCCTCCCGCGTGACCGACGGCACGAACGTATCGTTCTCCGTCGCGTACAAGACCGTCTGCCCCACATACTTGCAGTAGTGCAGCACCGTCCTGCCCTCCACGCGCTTTTTGTAATACCAGTCCACCACCAGCGTCTTTTCCGACAGATCCACCGCGTCGTCCGTCCGGTACCTTGCCAGCAGCCCGCTGCTGCCGCCGAGCTTTCCCGCCAGCTGCGGATACGCCGCCAGCAGCGTCTCGTTGTCCTCCAGCTCCAGATAAAACACGTTCTGCGACTTCTGGATATCCGTCACGCCCGGCTCCCAGACCAGATTCAGCACATTCACCGGCCGGATCGAGATATCGCCCAGCCCGCCCAGCTTCTCCTGGTCCCAGTACACGCCCCATACGCCCGTGCCCTGCTTCATCTTCTGCCAGCACGTGTCGGAGTAGACCTCCTCAAAGTCGTTCTGCTCCAGAATGCACGGCAGGATGGACGAGAGCATCTGCGCCTCCATCCGGTCGTCCGGCTCCCGCGGACGGATATTCGGCCCCGGATAGGCCGCGATCGCGTCCGCGTGCTTGCCCATGATCACGTTGAACAGCCACCCAGACGCCGGCCGGTCGTCATTCGGATTGCCCTTGTCCGCAAACTGCCGCCACTGCCGCAGCTTCCACCAGTCCTCGTCGGCGATGATGCGCCGCTCGAGATTCTGCCTGCCCTGCTTGTAGCGGCGCAGGATCTCCGCCGCCCGCCGGAGCTCCTTCTCCCCGATCACGGGGACGCCTGTTGTCCGTACCTCCATTGCTTCCTCCTTATCTCAGTTGGTCGAGCGGATCCGACCAGATCGCCGCCGTCTGCCCGCCCCGGATCGGCCGCACCGGCCGCGACATGCAGAAATACCGCCACTCGTCGCACACATGGTCCTCCAGCGCCGTGTCCAGATCCTCCGGCCGCGTCTGCGAATACAGCATCAGCGGCACCGTCCGGATAAACGCCCTGCAGTTCCGGAACACATACATCCGCGGATACCCGTTCTCGTCGAACTGCAGCCGGTAATGGCACTGCATCCACCCCGCGATCCGCTCGTTGTCGCCGGGCGAAAAATACACGCCGTACCGCGCCGCCGTCTGTGCCACGCTCTCCCCGCGCGACGCGTCCCAGATCGCCGGATCCGCCACACCCGTGATCTCGCGGCCCTTCAGCCACGGGTGCTCCGTCTCGATCCTCCGGATCTCGGCGAACTGACGGTCCGGCGTCCACTTGACGCCCTCGTTCGGCGTCCGCGTGCAGCCGTAGAGCTCCAGGATCCGGTAGAGGACCCCGTCATAGTCGACCGCCCACCACGCACAGGAAAACGGCTTTCCGTACCCGAAGTCATAGCTCCGGCAGACCGTCCACCCCTTGTCCGGCACGAACGGCTCAATGACATGCGTCCACCGCCGGTCCCGGTAGTGCTCCGGCACGTCCCGGAAGTCCTCAAAGAACTGCCCCTCGTACACATCCCACGACCCATGCAGCCACGCCTCGCGCAGCTTTGGCGGCAGCGTCTCGAGCTGCTGCAGATAGTCCGGCTGCCGCTCGAGCAAGACCCGGTTGTCCGTCACCAACGCCTGCACGAAGCTGTAGGCGTCTTCCCGCTCCCCCGGCTCAAACCGCCGGTCGATGAACAGTCGCTTAAAATACCCGTGGCTCGGCCCGCCGGGGTTCAGCGTGTAATACGTCCGCTTCGGAAATCCGTTCGTCCCGCGCACGCAGGCGTTGATCGCGTCGATCCACGCCTTCTGCAGCTGCCCCGCCTCGTCGAGGAACACCACGTCGTACTCCGCGCCCTGATACTGCCCCAGATCCCCGTCGCACGCGCAGTAGCCAAAGGTCAAGACCGACCCGTTCGGAAACTCGAACCGCTTGTCCGCCGCCTTATACTTCGCCACGCCCGCCAGCTCCTGCCGGAGCGGATCGATGTGGTTGTTCTGCAGCTCCCGCAGCGTCCGCCGCACGATCAGCAGCTTGATCCCCGCGTACCGCAGCGCCAGCAGCTTTGCCTTCGTCCGCACGGCCCAGCTCTTTCCGCCGCCTCTGGCCCCGCCATAGGCGATGTGCCGGTGCCGGTCCAGCAGAAACCGCCGCTGCTTCTCGTTCGGCGCATCCATCCGCAGCTCCGTCATTCCGAAAACTCCTCCGCCTGCCCCGCAAAGACGACCCGCACGCCGCGCTCCTGCCCGGCCCCTTCGCCCTGCAGCTCCTGCCGGATCTCCACAGCCTGCTTCATCACCTTCGCCAGCTCCCCGAGCTCCTTGCCCGGCGTCTCGCCCTCCTTGATCTGCGTGAGCAGCCGGCGGGACATCGTCTCCAGCGCCTTTTCCAGATTCCCGGAGGCCTTTCCAATGGGGTCCGCCCGCTTTCTTGCGCCCTTTTCCTCACGCATCCGCATACCTCGCGTTGATCGCCCCATAGAGCTCGCACTTTTCGCAGTGCTTCGTCCGGCAGAAGATCTCCATCTGCTGCCGCTTCGCCCGGGCCGATACAAACGTCAGCCGCAGAAAGCTCTCATCCGTGATCCCCTCGCAGAAAATGCTCTTCCCGCTGTCCTCCCGGTAAAACGGGCACCAGACCGGCAGCACGCCGCTTTCTTCCCTACGCATCCGTATCCTCTCCTCTCTCGTACCGGTATCCGGCCTGTGCCGCCAGCCGCCGCGGCCCCAGCGCCTCCAGCAGGAATTCCTCCATGCACTCCTCGTGCACCACCGCGCCGTCCGCCGCCGCATACCGCCCTTCCGACCTGCGGACCGGCTCCCTGCACCAACGGCAGCAGCCGCAGGTCTCCTCCATACCAGCTTCCTCCATCATATTTTTATGCGATTCAAGGTTGACAAAAAGCGCCGCAGCGGATACAATAAATGTATCTGAACTTCCCGCTGCGGCGGCTTTCGCTCCCGCATCTGCACGCTGAGTGTATCTCATTTTCGTGCGATTGTCAAGGGGAGTACGTCGCACATTCGTTCGATTCCACATTCTGCACAAAAGTGAGGTGGCTGATTTGTTCGTTTATACCAGATTTGAAGCCCTGATCCGCGAGACCGGCGTCACCAAAGCCTCGATTGCCCGCCGTCTCGGCCGGACCCCCACCATCTGTCAGGACTGGAAAGCCGGCAAATCCGAGCCGAACGACGAGCAGCTTTCCATCGTCGCTTCCGCCCTCGGCACCACGCCCGCCTACCTGCGCGGCACGACCGACGAAAAAAAGCTCCCCACCGAGCCCGTGCCCGGTGAGGAGGATCCGCTCGACGCGCAGCTCAGGGAGCTTCTTTCCCATGCTGACGACGATCTGAAGCAGGCGATGATCGCCTTTCTGGAGCGTTTTCAAAAAAAGTAAGAAATTGCTGCTTTTCTTCCCGGCTCAGCGCCTGAAACAGGCGTAAGATGGTCTCGTCCATCTCCCGCGCCCGTCGGTGCGTCTCGGTTTTCCCTTTCGGATTTTCCGGCATCCTGCATCCACTCCCATCCTTCCGTTCCGTTCAACCAGGTTCTTGCGTTCGAGGCAGTAACTGTATATTAAAACATTTGTTCTAATTTTTCAAGATG